CCAGATTGAAGCACAGAGACCACATGCGGAAACTGTTGCGTCAATCATGGTAGCCTCTGCTCGTAAGGCGGGTGAGGTGTTGGGGTTTCGGTGTCCTGTTGACGCTGAAGCAAAAATAGGTAACAATTGGTTTGACACACACTAAGTTGTTGTGTTATAATATATGTTCATTTACTTCCTATGGAGAAAAGTATGAGTGAAGTATTCAAATTCCAAGACGTAGAGCTTTTCTGGCCGAGTCTTTATGAGGTCAACCCAACCTCCAACAAGTTCCAAGTTGATATTGTCAACCTGAACGCCAAGCAAGTGGAGAAGCTTGAGAGCCTTGGTATTGATGTACGTTCTAAGGACGACGAGCGTGGCTTCTTTGTAACGTGCAAGTCCAAGTACGAGATCGTACCCTACGACACACACGGTGAAGCACTGGAGCGTAGCATCAAGGTAGGCAATGGCTCACGTGGTAACGTCATGGTCAGTCCGTATGCTTGGAAAGGACCGACAGGTAACAAGGGTGTGTCTCTTGGTGTCAAGAAGTTAGTGATCACAGAGCTTAACAAATATGTTAAGGAAGAATCTGACGAGGATGTAGAGATCCTGTGATTGCACTGATCGATGGCGACATCCTCTGTTACCGCATAGGATTTGCAACACAAGAGGAGTCTGAGGACATAGCTATCAGGACGATGGCTAAGTTCTTGGAGGACATGTTGATGTTTGATATTGAGTGTAATGATTGGAGGACTTACTTAACAGGCTCATCAAATTATCGACATGACTACGCCATCACTGCCCCGTACAAGGGGAACAGGAAAGGAGAGAAACCAAAGCACCACGGGTTGTTGCGAGAGTACCTCCGTTTCTCATGGAATGGTGATGTGTATGAGGGGATCGAGGCAGACGATGCAATTGCAATTGAGGCTACCAAGTTTGGCGATGACTCAGTAATCGTATCGTTGGATAAAGACTTTGATCAGGTGCAAGGATGGCACTACAACTTTGTGAAGAAGGATAAGTACTACATCACCCACGAGGAGGGACTGTTCAACTTCTACTGTCAGTTTCTAGTTGGTGATCGCATCGACAATATCATCGGTGTGCAAGGCATCGGCCCAGTCAAGGCAAAGAAGTTGCTTGAGGGTAAGACAGAGCGTGAAATGTTTGACATCTGCGTGGAGAAGTTGGGCAGTCGTGATCGTGCAATTGAGAATGGAATCCTTTTGTACTTACAAAGAAAAGAAGGAGAGATATGGAGTCCGCCAAGTGAAGACGCAATCAGCTAAAGCTAAGGGGCGTAAGCTACAGCAGTGGACACGTGATCGCATCCTTGATGTTTATTCTCATCTGGAGGAAGATGATGTTAGAAGTACCTCTATGGGTGCAAGTGGTAGTGATGTTCAGCTTAGCCCTCTCGCTCGTAAGTCTTTCGACTACGATGTCGAATGTAAAAGTCTTGCGAGAGTTGGAGTCTATCGTTATATTGACCAGTGCAACAATCGAGGAGATGCACAACCACTTGTCATCGTTAAAGAAAACCGAAGAAGCCCACTCGCAGTCGTAGACGCAGAACACTTCTTTGAACTACTGAGGAATCAGAAATGAAACACATGGTCATACCTGACACGCAGGTCAAGCCCGATAACCGGACTGATCACTTGCGTTGGGCAGGAGAATATGCCGTTGATAAGAAGCCTGATGTCATCATACACATCGGTGATCACTTTGATATGCCTAGCCTATCCACTTATGATGTGGGTAAGAAGTCCTTTGAAGGACGCAGGTACATCAACGATATCAATGCAGGCATCGAGGCAATGCAAGAGTTCCTTGATCCTATTCGTAAGGAACAAGAGAGACTCAAGCGTAACAAAGACAAGCAGTGGAACCCTCGTTTGGTATTTACGTTGGGTAATCATGAGTATCGTATCGCTCGTGCGATCAATGCAGACCCCAAGCTAGAGGGACTGATGTCGTTTGACGATCTGTACTTAACAGAGATGGGATGGGAGGTCTATGATTTCTTACAACCTGTGGTTATTGATGGTGTCTGTTACAGCCATTATTTTGTTAGCGGTGTTATGGGAAGACCAGTAAGTTCTTCTAATGCGCTGATCAACAAGCAACACATGTCGTGTGTGATGGGTCACGTACAGGATCGTAGTATCTCTTATGCTCGACGCGCTGATGGTAAGCGTATCACTGGTTTGTTTGCAGGTATTTATTATCAACATGATGAGGAGTATCTGAACCCACAGACTAACGGATCATGGTCAGGTATCTGGATGTTGCATGAAGTATGTGATGGGACATTCGATGAGATGCCTGTGAGTATTAATTATCTACGTGAGAGGTATGCATAATGTTTGATCAACCAGATAAGATGAGAGTAGGTCTGACTATTACTTTGTATGGTAAGACGCACAGTATGAATTGTGAGTATGATGATAGTGAACTGTGGGGTGATGTACTTAGGGATGTAGTCAAAACATTGGAAGCCTCTTATGGTTACAGCTTTGATCTCGAAGACTTAGGTATTTACTATCGAGGTAAAGATGATGGATCTGACTGAGATGGCTCGTGAGTATCAACTAGGCGGTACTCACTACACAGACAAATCAATACAGCCTTGGGACGCTATGCAGTCATGGATGACAGAGGAACAGTTCAAAGGATTCTTAATTGGTAATGTGATCAAGTACAGTGCGCGCTTTCAGGACAAGGGTGGTGTATTAGATTTGCAAAAGTGCAAACATTATCTTGACAAACTAATTGAAGTATGGTAAAATAGATGTTTACGCTTGAAGATATTAAGGATAAGCTCAAGCAGTTGGATGAGGTGACTCTGATGGAAGTATTGGAGATCACCTCAGAAGACTTAGCAGAAAGATTCGTAGACCGGATCGAACAAAAACAAGAGACACTGGAGATAGACTTAGATGACTCAACACCTTGGGATAACGATTGACTATGAAAGAGACTTTCGCCTCAGCGATCAAGCGATTAAACTTATGCAGGATTACTATATGCTTGAGCATGAGCAGTCTCCTCAGCAAGCTTTTGCACGTGCGGCAGTAGCTTATTGTTATGATGACCTTGATCTAGCGCAGAGGATATATGACTATGCTTCAAAAGGTTGGTTCATGTTTGCGAGTCCTGTACTCAGTAATGCCCCGGAACCGAACGGAAAAATATGTGGCTTACCTATTAGCTGTTTCCTTACTTATGTGGGTGACAATCTTGATAGCCTTATTGAACATAATGGTGAAGTAGCATGGCTTTCCGTAAAGGGCGGAGGTGTGGGTGGGCATTGGTCAGACGTTCGTGGGATCAGCAACAAAGCACCCGGCCCAATCCCATTCATGAAAGTAGTGGACAGTCAGATGACTGCGTACAAACAGGGGAAGACACGGAAGGGAAGCTACGCGGCATACCTAGACGTAAGTCATCCTGATATCGAGGAGTTTGTTAACTTCAAAGTAGCGACAGGTGGTGACATCAATCGCAAGTGTTTAAACTTATTTAATGCTGTGAACATCACAGATGAATTTATGGAGTGTGTAATTAATGGAACAGAATGGAACCTTATTGACCCAAGCACAGGAATTGTCAGAGATACAGTCGAAGCTCGTAAGCTTTGGCAACGAATACTTGAAGCTCGCTTCAGAACTGGCAGTCCTTACCTTAACTTTATCGACACAGCCAGACGAGGTTTACCGGAAGCTCAAAGAAAACTTGGACTGTCAATTAATGGCAGTAACCTCTGCAACGAAATCCATCTCGCTACAAGTGAAGAACGCACAGCAGTCTGTTGCCTCTCCTCAGTCAACCTTGAACAGTATGACGAGTGGAAAGCAAGCGGAATGGTTGGAGACCTTATCCGATTCTTGGACAACGTGCTTCAATTCTTTATTGACAACGCACCAGAAGAATTATCAAAAGCTGTTTACTCAGCTTACAGAGAACGCTCAGTCGGTCTCGGAGCAATGGGCTTCCACGGTTACCTCCAGTCCAAAGGCATAGCATGGGAATCATGGCAGGCGGCAAGTGAGAACTATCAGATCTTCCAAGACATCAAGCAACAGGCTCAGTACTCAACATACCAGTTGGCTATCGAGCGTGGTGAATGTCCTGACGGGCGTGGTACAGGGTTGCGTAACATGCATCTTTTGGCTGTCGCTCCTAACGCTAACAGTAGCATCTTATGCGGTTGCTCTGCCTCTATTGAGCCTCGCATATCTAATTGCTATGTGCATCGGACGCGAGCGGGATCTCACACGGTTCGTAATACATACTTGGAGGCAGTGTTAGATGAACACAATCAGAACACCAAGAAGGTATGGCAAAGCATCCTTGAGAATGAAGGCTCTGTACAGCACTTGGAGTTCTTATCCGACAGTGAGAGGGCTGTATTTAAAACAGCGTTTGAACTGGATCAGAACTGGGTTGTGGAACACGCAGGTAAAAGGCAAGAGTTCATATGTCAAGGACAGTCTGTCAACGTATTCTTCCCATCTGGTACGGACAAAGCTATCGTTAATCAAGTCCATCTCAAAGCGTGGAAGGAAGGGCTTAAAGGACTATATTATCTCCGGACGACTGCAGGTGTTACAGCGGAGAAAGTTGGAACTAAGGTAGATCGTAATGCGCTGAAGGAC